GAATCGCCGTACTCAAACTGCCGCCTTTTCCATGAATTCAAGGCTTGGAGAACCATTAAAACGGGCGTCCTTCCGAATCCCTGCGGCCACCACTTCCAGCCATTCCAGCCGTTCCACCGTTATCAGAATCGCCGCGCCATTTGATTTTCAGCCCTTCAATTTTTGGCATGAACTCGAAGAAAGTATCTGAAGGATAAAGACGTTGTTGTGTCTGGTTCGTATACCTTAAATTGGCAGACCTATCAAACGCCGCCAATTCTGATTCGCAGGTAACAACGATCTGATCACCAGAGCCGCCTTCCTGACCAGCCGTGATGCTCATAACATCCATAAAGCCCGCCCACATCGGAAGCGGCTCATCTAGCAGCTCATCGTCTGCCGATAGAACACCGACGTAAACCGTGACGGGCCGCATGAAATAATCTTCGTTCAGCGCCTGACCGGACAAAGTTGCATCAAGCGCCGACAGCGTGAGCGTTATTGAATATGGGCTAACGTCTGAGCCTTCTTCTAGCTGAGATACTGAGCCAAGACTTCCTACGCCAAGCCAATCCTCACCGCCCCATGTGTAAGATCCGATTCCGTTATGAACGTATACCGTCTCGGCGGCAAACTCCAACTTCACAAAAGTCAAAACGGTAACGTATGGTAGGTCAAACGCCGCGAGGCTATCCGGTAAAAATGGTCTGCTCATGCCAAAACATCCTCGACAGCATCAAGGCTGAACGAGGAAAGTCCTGCAAGTTCATTGCTCCAGCCAGACTTCGATGCCAGCATGAATACACCGTTAACTGGCGAAGTGTAGTCAATGCTTCCGTTGTTGATAGTTGACTTCCGTATGGGGGGCGCAATTTGGATCGTTATATTCCCAGAAGCGTCTGAATTTGCGTCAGTTGTAACCATGTGAAGTTCGTTGTTAAAAGAGACATAATCGCCAGCCTTCACGTATCCAGTAATGGATGTGCCAGTAGTCGAGCAAACAAGATTGGCCCCAGACTGGCCGGCGCCGTTTATTGTCAAAGTTCCAAATCCGACGCCTCTGCGAGTATAAGAATGGTCATGCAACAAAAAACGATGCTCTTGCCCGTTCAGCTTGGCAAGAAAAGCCTGCATCTCCGACCTGTCATCGCCGCTTAGATTATTGAAAGACATCCCAACTTTCCAAAGAGAACCTTGCCGACTTGAAGTTTGTACGGCGTTGGTTATGGGCGAGCGGAATGTTTTTGTGTTTGTTACTAACTCAAAACTGCTTGATGTCGGAGTTATTGACGGAAATGCAAATGTTGTCATACGAATCTACGCCTCTGCATCAATGACTGAATCTGAGCGATAGTTGCGGCGCTCGTTTGCTCCATTGCTTTTTTGATTTTTTCTTCTACTTCTGGGCCAGCGCCAGAAGCGTCAATGTTGTTAACAATAGTCACGCCACCGGTCTGGCCTTTCGTGTGGTCGATTACAGACTCGTTCGGGTGAACCATCGCCATGTATCCACCTTTTCCATCCAGCCCACCTGCTCTCGCTCCGCGACCAGTGAAGCCACCACCCTCGAACGATTGCGACTTGATCTGAGCAACCTGCCCGAGTCCGTTTGCAACTGCACCAGCGGCCATAACAAAGCTTAGAGGCGGTGGGTAACTAGCGAGCGCCAAGGTAGCCGCAGAATAGGTCTGCATGATCGCCTGACCAATCTGGAATGCTTTGTTGACCGCAAATAGTTTTTTGTTATTGCTTGCAATTGCTGAAAACTGATTGGCTAACTCACCTACAACTTGGCTTGTTTGCGCCACGCCTGATTTCTGATTAAACGCGGCCAATCGTTTCTGGCCTTCGATTTGCTGCTCTTGGTTAAATGTTAGTCTTTCAAGTATGGCCGGGCCATTAGTATCCAAATCTTCAAGAATAACTTTGGCGGGAGCGTCCTTGGCAATCACCTCGGCTGTTTCTCTAGTTTTCGCCTTAACCTTTTCGTAAAACTCTTCGATCCCTGTGCTTGGCATTTCTTGTGAGCCAAGTTCGGCAAGTTGTTTTTTTGTCTCGGCAATTGATGAGTTAATACCAGTGAGGAAATCTTCAAGCGGATTTGATGCAATCTGATCGCCGCCAAGCACACTCGCTATTGAGTTGTAAACATCAATGAACACCTGAAGGGCAGGAACCAGCTTGCCAACCACCGCCGCACCGAATCCAAGCACGGTCTGCTTTGCTTCCAAAAATCCGATTTTTAAATTATGAACGACATCAGCCGCTTGGGCAAAACCCCTGACAACAGCGTCAGCAACCCTCTGCCCTACGTCTCCGAATTCGGCAGAGTCTAACGCCGACTGCCTGAAAGAGTCTGCAACCCCGGCAATGATCGGACTGAACGAAACTGCGAGTTGGTTGCCAAGCCCGGTGAAAACTCCCGTGGCCCTTGAGACGGCATCATTAGCAACCTCAATCTGTGCCGCGTCGACCCGCGACATGGTAATGCCAAGATGTTCAGCCTCTGCCGCCATCTCTCTAAGGTCACCAGAACCGCCTGAAATCATGTTAAGCATTGCAACGCCGCGAGCGCCAAACAAATCTGCTGCTATCCTTACCTTGTCCGTCTGAGACTTGACGTTTTTCATCGCGTCTGCAACAACCAGCATTTGCTGATCTAGCGGTAGTTTTTCAAGTGCTGCTGCGCTGATACCCAACTCAAGAAAAGCATCTTTCGCAACGCCTGTATTATTTGCGGCGTCAGATACCCCGATTGCCAGATTCTGCAAAGATTTTTCAAAGGTTTTGTTTTCCACGCCTGCAAGGTTGGCCGCGTGTTGAAGCCCACCGAGAGCTTCTGTGTTGATTCCCAGTTGGTCAGCAGTCTTTGCAAGCGCGTCAATGGTTTGCATTGAAGACTTGGTCATGACCGTAGCAGTTGCCACGCCGACCGTGGCGAAGGCAATACCGATCTTTCCGATCTTCATCGCGGTTTGCCCCGCGAAGCTGCCCATTGACTTCAAGCCCTTGTTCACTTGAGCGAAGGCTTGAGCGGTCTTGTTGGTCGCTGTGATCGGAATTCTTACAGGATTAGCCATTTTTCACCTTGAAGTACGCAACCCAGCCTTGAAACTCGACCATGCTCATCTCTGTGATCTCATCCACCGTCTTGTGTAAGTGTTCCGCAAGCTGGTACGCGAAGAGTAGAGCATCGTCGTCTATCAGTTTTTTTCGAGATCTTCCGCTTTTGGCTGCATGTCAGCGATTTCACCCGCAACCCTAATCAGTACGTCAGGATCGACGGACCTCACAATTTCGGTAAGTTCCGGTTTTGTGAAACAGGATTCACCGTCTTCCTGACACAAATAATAGATCACCGTCAGCGCAAGACCTTCGTCCATCTTGTCAGAAGTTAGACGCTGCTGAATCTCCATCTTCTTTTTAACCGATATCTGAGGACGGACAAAATACCTGCCGCCCCACTCTTCGATTTCAATAGGCTTTGGATCAGCGGCCAAGACGCTCTGATAATGCGTCTTGGCTTTGTCTAAAATACTCAAGCTACAACGCTAGTGGTGAGTGCGCCATTACCTTGTAAGGAAATAGATGCCTCGACCATTCCGTCGAAAGAGCTTGAACGACTAACGCCGGTCACAATAGCTGAACCGGTGTAGTAAGTTGAAGCAGATGCGTCGCCTTCTGGATAGAATCCAATGGTAACTTCAGAACCGACAGACAAAGCCACCTGACCCGAAGTGTCCGTCTCATCCCAGTAAACGTCGGCTGAACCGCTGAACGATGTCAACGTGGCCTTGAAGCTCCGCGCTGTATCGGTCATGACGGTATCTTCGACCGTGTCTGCTGTCTCTTCAATTGAGAACGAACGCAACTCTGCAACTGACGCCGCGCCAACTTTGATTGTTCCTGCTGAACCCGTATGAGTAGCCATTTATAAAACCTCTTTTTGTGGCTCGGCTTTGGCTTTCGCTTTCGGCTTTACCTTGTGATTAACCGGCTCCCATCCGCGAGCCAAGAATGATTCAACTTTCGATGGGTGAGCGGTTATCTTTGTGCTTCCATCAGGACTTTGCAATTCCATATTATACACCTATATCTGGAGCGTTCACTGCTGTTCTGTATTGTATCGCAAACTCTAGCGTTACAATACTGACCGGCTGCTCACCCTCACCGTTGTAGCTGATGTCTGTCCCAGAGAGAAAGCTAAACTTTGCCAGCCCTCCAAGCGTTCTATCAGCCGCCATTGCGACTTCTATTTCACTGCAAATCGTGTCAATCAGATCATCGTAAACTGTAATGTTACGAACGTATGCCTCGACGATCAAGACCAGCTCTCGGTTCAAAGTAAGAGTCGGCCCCATTGTGTCAGTTTCTGACGTTTCCGTTGTCGTGTACACTAGAAGCGCCGGCATCGTGTCGGCATTTAGCGGCCAGACTCTTGACTGATACACCCTGTTGCCTGTTGACGTGAGGCCAGTTAATATCGTGCCGACATGCTCTCTAATTTGCTGTCTGACGTGCATTAGTTACCCCCAGCCACATTGATGCTTTCCCGGCGCAACGCCCCGGCTGCGGTGGTATCTGTAAGCGTCAAGACAATCAACCCAGAGTTGTCCGGTTGTACGCCTGTTACCTTGTAGATCGTGGCGTTTTTGATCGTGTTGCCACTCAAGTCCTTTATAGCCGCAAAACTTAACTGGTCGCCATACTTCGCCGCTTTCAAATCTTTCGCCTTGCCGTAAACTATCGGCTGGCTGCTGTTAACCCCGACACTCTCGCCGGGTACTTCAAAATATTCTTGATCCAAAATAACTTTGATCGATACCCCCGAGCCGCCTTCAGGCGTGAACGTGCATACTTCGCCGTGACCGTATAGCGCGTCAAAGTATCCATCAAAATCAGAATCAAATTCTAAGCTCATCGTTTGGTTACTTTCTCAACTGCCTTTTTCAAGGTCTTTTTTTCTTCAACTTCAAACTCGGCAGCATGACCAGAACTGACATATTGCCGCGCTTCTGCTTCTGATACCGTTAAAACGTCACCGCGAGATCGTGGTACACCGCGAACATGACATGGAATAGTGATAATTATCTGCATGTTACCTCCAAGATTGGGGAAGGCCGAAGCCCTCCCCGCCCTGTTTAGCTTGCGATGATGTCTTTGATTACTGAGAAAGACTCAGGATATCGCAGAGCCACATCAAGATCTTGGAAGAATGCGAGTCGCGTTCCGCCAGAAGTTGACAGGCTTGACTGATCAACAACCACATCAACACCTGACCAGAAGCCAAGCATGATCTGGCTGAAGTCACCGTATAACAATGCGCTCAATGATGTGCCAGTGCCTTTGGTAAGGTTGCTAGGGACCAACGTGCTTGATGCAACGTTTGAACCCAGTACAGTACCCATCTGGTCCATGATGAAGTTGCCTTCAACACCGGAAGCCTGCTTGCTGATGGTACGCAAAGCGGCAATCACTTTAGGGTTAGTCAGGAAGTTGGCGCTAGTCATCATGGCGTTGTCTTCTTCAACTGCTTTGATCAGCTCAACGACTTTGGCGTAAGTTAACGCTGCGCCATTGGTGCCCATTGAAACGACATTTGTACCGGCGTTTGCAATGATACCAGATGGAGCGTTAGCCGCACCGCCTTGGATCGCAACTTCGTCAATCTTTCGAGCGAAAGTGTTGATGATGTCGTTACGCAAAACCTGCTCAACTGAAGGATCTGACTGCTGGATTAATCGACGTGAAACGTCAACATAAGCGGCCAAAGTCTTTGGAGACATTGTAACCTGTGAGAAAGTTGCAGCGCCTTCGCTTGGTGCTGAACCTTCAGCAACGAACGCGGCATTGGTCACAGAAGCAGACAGCTTAGGAATAGCAACATCGCCCTTCAAACCCTGCATGACGCGAGCGCCAAGCGAGGTGATGGTCAAGCGAGCTTGCAGTGCCTCGATGAACTGGTCAGCCAAATGGTCAGTACCGACCAAAAAGCCACCGGCTGAGTCAGTGCCAGCAGTCTGGTCACGCTGGCCCCAGCTAATGTTGCCGGGCAGATAAAAGCCCCGCGCTTCTTTGCCTGAACGATGTGCAATCTCATCGGAAATTTCACGCTCGTAACCAGCTTCACGCCAATCGCCAGATGAGGCGGCTTTGATCGCTCGAATGATGCTGTAGGCGCGTTGCTCTCGCTTTGGAACGTCAACAACAGCGGCGGGAGTTTCCAGAGGTCGGGCGTTGGAAATAGCTTCCAAAAGCTCACCACGGAACTGCTCGGCATTGACGCCGCGCTCGATTGCTTTTTCAGCCAGATCACGCTGGTTGTGGTGCTTGCCTAAAGCCATGATTTCAGTAAAAGACTTTTGAACTTCTGCTTTTGCTGAATCAGTAACTTGGCGAACGTCAAGAGTATTTTCACTCATGGTTTTTTCTCCAGTATTATTGATTAAAGTTTTTTGATCGGAACGCCCAACACCAACAAATTTTGAGGAATCAGCCGGGATGCTTACGATAGACGCCTCCATCGGCGTCCATGATGCCCGATAGATCTCTCTTCCTTCGTTGTCTTTGGAACGTGCCATTTTCGTGATGCTATACCCGACAGATATATTCTGCTTAATACCGGATTTCACATCTTCAAAAACCTCTTGAGCCAAAGCAGACTTTCCAAATTCCACCATCGCAACGGTTCTGCGTTGCGTCTCGTCAAGGTAAAAAGAACGAATAACGCCAATCTGCTCATCCATTTTGTGGTTGTTCAGCAGCGGTGCTCGCCCGGAAGACATAAACGCCATGTCTATGTCTTCTTTCCTATGGCTTAGAACTTCCAAGCCAAACTCTCTTTCGACCGGCGTCTCGCTTGAAACACCGATTCGGACTATTCTTTTTTCTTCGTCGATTGCTCCGCGAGAAAGGTCGATTGTTCGGTAAACAACTTTGCCCGGCTCAATCTCGCGAGCATCTTCTTCGACTTCTTCAACAACGTCTTCAACAACGTCTTCGATTTCTTCGATCGGTTCCTCAATGGCTTCTTCTTTTTGAAACTCAACGATTATCGATGTCTCTGTTTCTTCGACGTTAATAACGTGTCTTTGGTCTTCAGTCTGATCCGTCATCTGGAATGACTCCTTGAACTTCTGCTGCTGTCGGCAACTTCGCGCCGAATGGTTGGAATGCTGTTTTAATGTTGTACTGCTCTGCCAGTTTTTGCTCTCTGTCGTGCTGCTCAAAGAGTTCTTCAACGTCTCGACCGTAACTTGCCTCGATGTCCTGATAGGTCACGATGCCATTTTGAAGGCCAGCAATGTGAGCCGCCATTTCGCGCTGCGGATCAACCCAGCCCCACGAACGAGGAATGAAAGAAACGCCGTCTGCAAATTTGTCGTATTTTTGTATCGGAAGGTTTATCGATTTGGTCATTGCGTTCTTCAACCATGACCGAAAGACAGGTTCAACAAAATGCTCAACCATGAACTTCTGAAGCATTCGATATTGGTCGCGGTCTTCAAGGCTACCCGCTCGCAGAGAGCTATAGTTCACGCTTGAAAGGTCATTGGAAAGCGAGTGGTATGATATGTTCAAACCACTAGAAATCGACCTAAGAACCGCTGTGCTAAAAGATTCAAAAGCCGTAGTTGGATGAGCTACGTCAAATGGCTTGAAATCCATCCCGGCAGGTAATTGCTCGAAGACGCCGGCTTCCGCGGACGAAATTGGCGTGTAGTCATCCTGAAGATCATCGCCAACGTAACCATCACCAGCGGGAGTCGTGAAGAAACCCATCTTGGCACTGCTTACCCGTGCCGCAACGATCTCAGCTTCATAATAGCCATTCAACATCTTGATGTTTGACATCACCGACGCGACAAACGGATACCCTCGGGTTTGTTCTGGCCGCTGTCTGATGAAGGCGTGAATCACCTCATCCGCTGGAACTCTGATTGTTTCGTTGCTTTGCCCGGTTCCGAGATCGTTCGGATGGTTCTTGTATAAATGATAGGCCACTGGCTTGCGTCTTGCGTCTATCTCGACGCCCATAACTATCCGATTGCCGTTTGTAAACGTTTCGTTTTTCGTGTCTATTAAGTGATCTGCCTCAAGAAACTCGATTCGATAACCGAACTCACTCGCGGGGTCGGTAATTTGGCGAACCAAAACCTCGCCGTCACGCGCCAACGCTTCGATAAACATTTTCTGACAGTCAATCATAGACTGCTGTCCGTCAGCCGTGCAATTACCTTTCTTTGAAAACTTCTTCCACGCGCTCTCGATGATCGTGTTGGCTACTTGGTCGAGTGTCCCGTCTGCATCACGCGCCTTGCTGTTTACCCTGATCCCTGACGCTCCGACAACGTTCGACGTGAGAAGGTTCAGATACCGTGAAACATAGGCGTCATTTCTTGACAGCTCGCGGCTGCGGTTGCGTAAAGTAACCAGCGCCTGCTTCAACTCTTGGTCAGCACTAGCGGAACTGCTGAAGAAGTCAGCAAACAACCGGCCGCCAGATGCTCCCTTGAACGAACGCTTAACCAGCGGGATCGCTTTTCTAACTTCTTTCTTGCTTCCGAACACGTTATACCAAGCCATCAGAATCTCACCCCGATCATGTTGCCCGTGGGTTTTTTGTTCTTGATTCTAGCGCGTTTGATTTCTGCGTTATATTCGGTCTGATATCGATCGCGGTATTGAAACAATTCGTCCACTGACATTCTTGATAGGCTCCTGCCGGCGATAGAGAAAGAGCTTTGGTCTATCGTGGCTCGGTTCTCCATGACCGCTTGAATGGAATCCAGCACCTTTTTGGCGTGGCTTCTTTGGTCTGCGGTGGTGTCGGCGTAGTTAGCGGAAACCGTGAGAAAGCCAGTGTCAACCGTGACCCTTTGAGAGTCTGCTGTCTTGGTGATGAAAGCGGCCCAACGGTAACTGCTTGCGACATACCCGGCGGTGGTTGCGGATGGAACTTCGACAATATAAGCGTCTGGGGTTGAGATCGCTGTTATTGTGAAGGCGTTTGCAGAGCCACCGCCGGCGTCATCTTGAAATTCATACGTTAGAGAATAGTCAGCAGTTGGATAAGACCCGACAAAGTCTGGCCTCTTCCACACCCAGCGGTCGCCAGATGCCAGCGTTGCCGGTTCCTGCGTTGGATAATTAGAACGATCGAACAAATTCGCCATTTTATCGCCAAGAATTAGTGTAGTTTGAGCTTGGCCTGCGCTGAATCGGTCGGCGCTTTATAGGCGGCTCGATCACTTCAACTTCTTCGGCAGGCTCAGTTCTTCCCGATTTTGCCTCAAGTCTCGCGGCAATGCTATTAACATTCGTATTTATTATACTATAAGCAGCTAAACTGTACACGAAACAATCTAAAGATTCATTACGCGGTCGGATTTTCGTAAATACCCTGCGCTTAAATCCTCGAACAAACTTGACAATTATTTTCTCTGCCGTGAGCTGCCTGAAGTATTCGTCATTAAGCGTGTCTGAAAAATGAATGTATCCCGGCCCCTCTTCTTGGATTCTAAGCCTTGCAAAAACCAGATCCTTAACCGTATCGACGCCGACCGGAAAGAGCCTGCACTTCACTGTATTGTTTCTTGACGGCTTGCCAGCGATTGGCTTGCCCTCACCACCGACACCTTTAATAGCAAACACCCGCCGGGAAAAGTTCCGCGCTGCGTACTGGTAAACCGTATTAGTGAAGTGACCACCTGAGTCGATTGCTGTAGATCTAACAGCCATCTCTCGACCGCCTTCAGTCTCGAAGGTTCTAGCAATCTGCGAATCCAGCGCCGTCCATAATTGCGGCGTTGAAGGATCTCCGTAGAGTATCTGGTGATCCAAAACCCAACTTTCTTCGTCGCGTCCAATCCCGAGAAAGGTAATTTCAAGCCGATCATCCTGCACGTCTGCCCCGCAAACGACCATTACCACGCTTTCTGGTACTTTGTCAAAATGCTCACGGCGTTCCATTAGATTCAATTCATCGACCGACTCACCAAAGTCCTCCCAGACTTCGCCCAGATAAGTATTCGTCCAGACCTTCAACTGTTCGGGGTTCTTTTTGACCGATAAGAACTCACGAACGCCATCAGCAAGAGGCGTCCACGGCGAATATAGGCCAGAGATTTTGAAGCCAGCGATACCCTTGAAGTCTTCCCCAGCTATCCAGCGCCCGTTTCTAATGGACCACCTTCGATCCGCGTCAGTCCAGAGCGTGGCGCATTCATCGCATAGATAACTGGCAGTGTCGGGATCTCTGTCAGCCCAGCGAACACTTGCCCACTTCAAGGTTTGCTCATGCTCGCAATGCTTGCACGGAACGTAATATTCGCGCTTATCGCTTTTCTCGTATGCGTCCTCGATTCGTGATACGCCCTTGATGGTTGGCGTTGATACCGCAATGATCTTCCGGTTCCAGAATGTAGAGGTTCGTTTTCTCGCGAGCGAAAGTGGATCGCCCTCACTGCCAGCAGATGCCGGGAACCTGTCAACCTCATCAGCTAATACTATTCTTATCGGGCGTGACGCAAGCCCTGCCGGGCTATTTGCCCCGACCAGACTGAGACTGCCGCCGGGAAAGACCTTGTGCAGCGTGGTGTTGTTTGAGTCTCTCGCCCGTGGATCTTTGACTTTACCGAACAAGCACGGCGTTGATCTTAGCAGGCCAGAAGCAACCCGGTCTTTCGAGAAGGATTGAGCCATTGATTCTGTCGGTTGTAGCATTAGAATCGGACACGGATCATGATCGATGTGGAACCCGATGATGTTCAGCAGAGCTTCTGACTTGCCCAGTTGAGCGCCCGCCATCACAACGACCTCTTTTATAGCTGGGTCACTGCAAGCGTCCATGATTCCGCGCTGATACTCTGCGCGTGAAGTTCTCCAGATACCAGCTTCGGCGCTAGTCTGTGAGTCGAGTCGTCTTTGAAGGTCTGCCCACTCGCTTACGCTTAGACGTGGCGGCGGCTTCAGCGCCAGCATTGCTTTCTTCAAATGGCTCTTTAGGTTTGCGAGTCCTTGACGCTGAAATGGCTGGGTCATATGTGCTCAGTTCTTCGAGTGCTTCGTTGATGAGATCGGCAAGCATTGCTTGAATAATGCCGGCCTCCGTTTCGCTTGCCACCAGAGGCGCGGCTTTCGATGGGATGTTTGTCAGCTTTGCTTTGAGGTTTGAAAGAGTGTCAGTCCAAGCCTTCTCGACATCTTCCGCGACAACCAGCAGGCTCCTAACTTTTGCAAGCTCCAGCTCCGAGATCTCTGCCTCTGCGTTGACCTTTCGCGTTCTCGCCTCATCATATGTTGAGCCGAGCTTCACGCCGCCAGTGCTTGCCATTCATCACCCGTCAATTAGTTTGTTAATATTCTGTGGCTAGTCGAACACTGCGCTCGCGAATTACC